ATAGAACGCCTCCTCGCCATAAAGTTTCGCCAGTATGGCGTTGTCCGCCATCTGGTTGTTATTATTGAGCTGGAAGTTCTGGCCACCAAATCGCATCCCTGTTAGCTTCTGGGCGTTCCAATCGGCGTAAGCGTGGCCAACGTTGTATTTGACCCCGCCGATGGCGTCTGAGTAGGGCTGACGGACCACGCGAGACTGGAAGTTGGTCCAGCCTGTTGACCCATTCAGGAGTCGCGTTCCGTGGGATTCTCCCGAGCTTGGGAAGGTGGACCCGTTGTTTTTGACAATCGTGCGGGTGCGGACAGTTCCGGGCGTTGCGGTATACCAGTATTCAAGCTCATATACCCCATCGCCAGCACCAGTGAAATCGTCTTGATCCAGTGTCACGAACGCCGCCCCGACGTTGACAGTGCTGCCGGTAGTGACGCCGTAGTTGATCCGATAGGAGATGTTAGCGCCGTAAATATTTCGAAGCTCGAATGTGCAGGTGCCTTGGAAGTAGGTGATTTGATCGTGAATCGCTGGGACAAGATAAGTCCACGCAGGGGTAGTGTAAAATTGGCCCGTGCCGCTCGATTCAACCTTGAGCGCGGGAGTCGTTGGGTTGACACAGAAAAGGGTGTATTTCCCATCCGACGCCCATGAGTCCGCTTCGCCCGAAGCAGGAGAAAAACCCGAGTATGGCGAAGAATCCTTGGCGACCATCAGCGTCACCCACTTGTCGCCCACGGAATCTGTCAGTGCCGCCGCAACTGATGAGGCGAGAGTGAAAGGCGCTGAGTAAGCGGGGTAGCACGTTCCGCTTCCGTCGGCATCTGGTGCCCATCGAAGGATTGTCGAGAGGCCGTTGAGCCTATATCGGATGTCGCCACCGCCTGATGCACCGACTACGATTTTGTTTCGGCCTGTGCTGGAGGTCGAAGACACGCTCCGGGCGTTGAGCGAGAGCGCGACTTCGGTATCGTCCCTGATCCAGATGGCCCGCGTGTCGTTGATTAACGGCTCATAGAAAAACGTCTCCGGGGCGTAGGCCGTGCCGTTGTCGGAGCCGTCACCTTCACCAAGAATGATGTCAATCCCGCCTTTGTAGTTGGTTAGTTCCGGGTCCATTTAGTTTCCAAGAAGGTTGATGATGCCATTGACCCCGCTGGCGTTCGTCCACGAGACGGTTGGGTTTGTGGCGGAGGTTGTTGGAAGGGTGGCATAGAGAATCGCCACACCATAGTTGACCCCGCTTGCCGCTGGGTAGTTTGGCCCGAGCGTGTATCCAGTAGCCGCGAAACCAGTGGCGCTACCCCCTGTGTAGAGCGCGATAACCGAAAGGCAGGGAGCGACGGCGGGCGTTTGTGAACCCGGCTGAATGCTGGTGAGACTGCTCGTTGATTTGTCGCCTATCAGCTTATCGAATGCGGAAGGCCCGGAGAATGACGCGACTGCAATAGAGTCGTAACTAACTGCCGCAGAAGATAGATAAACTCGGTAGTTGGCGCTTTCGACCGGATTGAAGCAGTAAAAGACTTGCAGTTTGGATGCGCCGTTTTCTTGTTTCGCCGCCGTGAACGTGTCGCCTTGGTTGTTTGTCACGGTTTCCACAATGGATTCACCACTCACCGCGAGGACAATGAGACTCGCTCCAACAGTGCTGATCGGAACATTAAACGATGCGTCCCAAAAACCGAGGCCCGAAGCGCCATCCACCAGATCAAAATCGGCCAAGGCTGACCCGTTAGTGACGGCAAAGCCGGTGATGTTCGCGATGTCGAGTCCTTGAGAATCTTCCAGTCCGTTGCCGGGATTCGTGTAGGCCAGCGTTCCGGTTTCCGGCGTGTAAATGGCTCGGGAGAGGTCATAGACGACGGCGGAGGTGCCTATTCCGCTGTCATATACTGCCGTGACCGCACCGCCGGATAGCGTGAGAGCAAGGCCCGTGGTGCCACCCGCGCCCGCGCTAACTGGACCGCTGAAATTGAGGGTCAGCAGCAAGCCGGTCGCGTCGATCACGGCTGATTCAAGCGCGGCCCCTGCGGTAGCGGTGGTGAATGCCCCAGCCGCGTCCTTGTCAGTTTCGGCGTCATCGAAGCCGTAAGCGGAATTGTCATTGTAGCCGACAACGGCGATGTCGTAGGACTCGGAGGCATCCCGGCCAGTTAAGTTGTAGGCAAAGGTTGCCGCTGAAACCGTGGCGATGGGGGCCAGCGTTCCGCCTGATACTACGGCATAGATTCGGTAGCCTGTGACCGGATTTCCCGCTGTCCATGCGAGATTGATTTGCGAGCTGCTAACCGGAGTGGCAACGAGGTTGGAAGGCGGAACAGATGGCCGGGTGTAGGTGGTGAATGGCCCGTAGGTAGAGCCGTCCCCCACTTCATCGAACGGCACAATCTGCCAGTTGTAGAGGGTGTTCGGCGCGTAAAGCGTTAGCGTTTCGTCAAGGTATTCCCCGATAGGGATTGGTGGAACCGTCGCGTCCACACGCCAGGGGTCGCCCGAGCTGTCGATCCGCGTTTCAATGCGGTTGCCGTCCTCCGTGCCGGTCGGGTTAGGGCCTGCGGTGAAGCGTAGGGCGTAGAGGGTGCTGCCGCCACTAGAGATCGACCGCCCGATAAACGAGCATGAAAGAGCAAGCGCCATCATCGGTTTTGCATGTTTGCGTTAGTGGAGACTTTCCCAGCCAGGAATGCCGGGAGCTGTTCATCCACGCGGAGAAGCTCGTCGGTTAGGATGTCATTGGCTTCAGCATCGGCCAACGCGGCCTTTTCCTGCTGGCCTTCGGAGCGGAGGAAATCGGCATAGGTGCCGTGAGCCAGGTATTCAAACCACTCCTTGGGAATGGTGGTGGAGTCCGTGCCAGTCGTGCCGTAGATGGCCGTGTGCTGGGCCTTGTAGGTGACAAAGGCGGTTGTCGGATCGGAGCTGCCACAAACGAGCGTTGCGCCTCCGCTGCCGACGTAGAAATCATAGTCTTGCGCCGATCCTGAATAGAACGGGGCGGTGACATGGATTCGGAGAAACGTGTCGATGGACGAAAGCGACGTTTCCTCATAAGGAACGACTGCCGCGGTAACGGCCCGCTCTTCGCCAACGATTAGGAACCTTGGCCAGAAGTTTGTCGCCCGGTAGGCTTTCGTTGCGCGGCGGTTGATGAGCGCCTTGATTCTTGGCTGTTCAACGGCGGCGAAGGATACGCCGCAGAGAGCCTCGATTGTCTCGTATAGGTCGGCGTAGGTTCTGGTTTCCATTAGAGGTTGGATACTTTCATGTCCCGCTCATGGCGGAAAAAGTCCTTCACGAATCCGCGATCATCCCAGCACTCGGAACCGTATTTCTGTGCGATATTGATATAGTCAGTCTGCGGGATGAACCCGACGATTTTGCCAGCCACGGTGTCGCGTGCTTCCTTGGCGGCATGGGCCAGCCTTGCGGACGCGGCTTCCCGGACTTGTTGAAAGCTTTCCTGAACCTGTAGCCCCTTGCGGATCTCTTGGAAAAGCTCGTTTGTCAACTCCTCTTCCGATGGTGTTAGAATCATGGCTATGGAGGCGGGAGGATGCCGAAACACCCTCCCGCTTTTGTTGGTGATTAAAACACGCGGAACTTGAGCGGATCAACGATGGTGAGCGCGATCAGCACTTCGCCCGCTGTCAGCGAGGCAACGGCGGCGTCGGTCACTTTGACATAGATCGGTGTCACGGCTGTAACCGGCTTGATTGGACGGTATCCACCAAGAACGGTGGTGTTTCCGGCCGATTGAATCATCAGGTCGCCAGTGTTGAACACCGGGCTGTTGACGGTTGCGGCGTCCACGTCCCAAGCGTCGATGAACTCGTCAGGATCAGCCAAGGTCGTTCCCACGTCGAGAACGAGCGAGGTTGATCCGGCGATGTCAACGGTGTTGATGGCACATGCCAGCGAAACGGAGCTGCCGATCGGCATCGATGCGATTTGCAGCGTGCCTCCGGTCCCGATGCGGATCAGGTCTTGCCAATCAAGGATGACGACATCCGTGAAAGGCCCTTTTTCTGGATTGAGTAGTTGGCTCATTTGGTTTGGTCTTTCAGTTGGATGTTAGGAATGGGCGATCTTGCCGAATGCCAGCGGGGTGCCGACTTTCAGGGTTCCGGTCATCTTGACATAGCCGCGTGGCCCGCCGCCTTGGTCTTCCAGTTCCTTGGATTCGAATCCAATGAGGGAGTGGAAACCGAGATACTTCGGATTGAGCAGATAGCCACGGTTGGCGTTGGCGGCAACGGCGAAGCATTGGGCATTCGCGTTGATGACCTTCACCAGTCCGAAGTCGGTATCAAGCAGCGTGACGGACAGCGTGACCTTCTTGCTCTCCGCGGCCTGGGTGACGTGATAGACAGTTTCACTGGTGTTGTTGTCCGTGCGCTGGAAGTTACTGATGGACGAACGGAGCGCGGTCCCGGCAACCAAGGTGAACGATCCCATTTCACCCGTTTGGGTGAAGATGCTCGAAAGCATCGTTTGGAAGCTCGTTTCAGTTGGGGCGGATGTCAGGATCGACGCAGAAGGCGTGCGATAGTCAGCGGGAACCGGGTTGGTCGTTTGTGCGGAAGCATTGATCCACGATCCAAGCCCACGGCTGAGATAAGGAGTTCCGCCACCGGATGCGGCCTGCATGTCATTGTCGGACGAAATGACGGTTTCGAAGTCGCGCTTGAGTTCGAGCATCGCCTTGACCTTCGCTTCAGCCTTGTTGACGGGGCCAGCGGAAGTAACAGCTTCCTGAGTGTCGGAAACACTCCATGGACGCCATTTCTTTTGGGTATAGTTACCGACGCGGGCAGCATCAGCGAACTTGTCCGCGAACGCGCTAACGTCTTGGCCTTCCGGCACACCGTCGGTGGTTGGAGCGGCCAGCTTGTCGAGATTCCATTCATGGAAGGTCGAGGTGGAGCGCCCTTTCGAGCATAGCGAGAAGATCGGGGTTTCACCCGCTTCAAGTCGATAGAAGCCGGATTCAAGATCCTCGCGGTTGGAAAGCGCGGAGCCTTGTCCCGAGCGGGCGGCTGGCGCGTTTGGTTGATAAGTGGTGGAGATTGGCATGGGAGTGTTAGGTTGGTTGCTCTTACTGCTTCGCAAGCAGCGCAATCATATCCTCAGCTCTTCCTGTCGCTTCATACTTCTCCAACTGCTCCCGCCCTTTACCGGATTGAGAGATTGGCCTTGATGCCGTTCCAACCGGGTTCCCCGCCACTTTGGGCTGAGGCTTTGATCCCGGCACGACTGGTGCCAATTTCTTTTTCTGTTGGGGTGAGTGAATTGATCGCAACGCATGGGCCAGCAGGTAATCGATCTGGAACCCGGCTGAAGTCGCACGCAACTCCTGATAAGCCGGATCTTCCTTCGCCTGCTTGTAAATCAGTGACAACGGGGACTCTTCATCCGCCAGTTCGGGGATTTCCACGGGGATCTGCGCTGCCAGGTGTTCGCGTGCTGACTCAGTTTGCTCGGATCTCGCGATCTCCGTTAGCTGGGCTGGCAGGAACTTTGACAACGCGCTCCGGGAGTTCCGGTTAGCGGCCTTGATGTCCTTCTTGGTGTATTCCTTGCCGCCGATGGTGATTATGTCATTGCTGCCATAGTCCTCATGGTCGTCAAGAATCCGGTCGGTGTCCTCGGCAACCTTCTCCAGTTCCGCGATCTTGGCTTCCACTTCCGCCCGCGTCTTGAGCGAGGAAAAGGGATTGTCCGGGATCGGTTTTGGCAGTGGTTTTGCTTCGGGCTGGGATCTCTCGCGCTCCTCGTATGCCTTGTTTTTGGCCGTTAGTTCAGCGATGCGTTTCAGCAATCGCGACTTTTGGCCGGGTCCGGCAATTAGGGTTTGGAGTTCCTCCAGTGATAACGACGCTAGGTCTATTCCCTGATTTTCTTTTTCGACTTCCTCCTCTTCGGTCTCTTCCTCGCCTTCGGTTTCCGTCTCGATCTCTTCGGATTCCTCCGTTTCAACCTCATCGTTTTCCTCGGTCTGGATTTCCTCCGCTTCGTTGGGAGTCTCCTGCGTTTGCGTCAGTCCTGCAATTAGTTGAGAGGCTGACAGGCTTCCGTCGGGATTTGTGTCCCCCGCGTTGGACTCGGATTGATTGTTACTCATAACACCAGATTGACGCCTTGGCGGTGGCGATGGTCAGGGAATACGGATATTCCGCCCCGGCGTCAATCCAATACCGCAACTTTTGTGCATTTGTAGTTGGATTGCGTTTTAGGAAATTGGATTGACGAATCCATGATTTTGCTAGAAAAGAAACGTGAGCGGCGGCGTGGATGGACACGCTGGCCAGCGCGAAGGTTGCAACGCCATGAATTTCAATCTCGAAAGCAACGCCTCCAAGACGATCTTGCAAGAAGCGTAAATTGGACGGTCAGCGATCCGGGATCGTTAAAGTGACTACGTTAGTTCCATACGTCTAGAGCTTTACTGAAACCGATCGATATAAGATTTCACAGCCGGTATCAAGCCCGGTCCGCTCAGCCCGCCTCAGGATCGCACCCTCGGGCGGGCTTTTTCGCGCCAAAAAACAAGGGCGAGGGTATGCGCCCCCGCCCTTGAAACACACTACAATTTACCCGGAAATCCTAAGTCCACCCTTCCGGCGTCAGCGTCCCGGCCAGCTCCGTAATAGTGGCGATACTCCCCGCCAGCTTCATCACGTCATGCGGGCTTTCGGCCTGCCTCTGGTCGGCGAAAAACTGCTCGCGCTCTTCGCTAAGGAATTGAAGCAGCGATTCCCATTCCTGCCGATGGGCGGATAGATTGATCACCGCTTTTTGGACGGTCATTTTTGGTTTAGATTCTTCGCTCATTGGTCCGATTTCCATGATTCGCCATTATCGGGCGGATTATTTGGTAGAATTCCTTTCATCTGACGGGCATTTTCCTGCGCAACATCACTGTTGATAAACTCATGAGCCATCCCTTGGCGGGCATACCAGTTTCCACATCCAGAATAAGACGCGGTAGTTTGCCCGTTATCATTCCATGAAACCAATATTTGGACGGCGTCAAAATGCTCGCCCAAATCGGAGGCTGTTTTATTGATTAGTTCAGTGATTTCCTTGCCGCTCATGATGCCATGTTTTGAGTTTCCATTCCGCCCATTTGCGCGGGGGCGGTGCCGATTCTGCCGATGGCCGCGTTCTGCGCCTGGGTCATTTGGAAGCTGTATTGTTCCGCGTATTTCTGGAGCCGTTCCGCGAATGCCTCGTCAGATTGGAGACGCTGGGCAACGTCCGGTTGCGAAGCATAGGCCTGGATGATCTGCAAGGCAATTTGAGCGCCGTTCGGACGGGCGGGAACCTCGATGGCGGACGAGATTTTGGTCAAATCGTCGCCAACATCCTTGGTCATTTCCGCCATGCTCGCATCTTGAGGCTGCATGATCTCATCAGCCATCACCGGGTCGATCATCCGCGCCAACATTTCGATGTATTTGCGGCGGGAAAGCACGTTCTCGGTGTCGAATTGGAGAATCGTCCCCATCGCCTTGGTTTTTGCGTCCACGGATTCCGGGTCGTTGTTGTTAGCGTCATAGGAAACGACGATGGAATATTTGTCGTCCGGACTTCCTTTCTGAATCACCCGGCCTTGCGGATCTCCGGAGACTTGGAAAAACACCTCATCCGGGCCTAGGCGTTGGAAGAGTTTCCACGCGGCATCAAGCACCTTCGCCAGATGGCTTAGAAAGATGTCCATCACATCTTGCTGACGGATCACGGCAAGCGGGCTGTCCATGTCCAAGCCAACAGCGCGGTCGGCCTGTTGGCGCATGGTCATTTCGGCGTCTTTGCTGCCTGGATCATATTGCGGTGTCGGGCCGTAGGCGATCTCTCCAAGACGGCGGTAAGGTATCTTGCGGCCCGGGCCCCAATCAGATGGAGCGCGGCCCGCTGGGTGCATCATCGGCGGAAGTGTGGCCATGCTCGCTCGGTCGATCCGGCTATCCACCTCCGTCTTGATCTGCATTTGCGGACCCCGGAGCGAGCGGGACATCGGAACGGTTTCGTAAAGCCGTTTTTCCGAGTGGTTCAACCGGGTAACGACAATCGGATAGTCGTTATGGCCATTCATCAGCTCATGGCTCGCGTGGCCTTCGGTGTGACGAGGATTGAAGATCGTGCAATAGATTCCCTCGCTGCCGTCCTCCTCGTCAATCAGCCGCTGATAGGCATAAACCACAAGCACAAGCTGCTGGTCGGTGTTGAGGATCGTCCGCAGTGACGAGTTGCCGCGCTGGCCTTGCATGACTTCCGTGATGTCGGCGTCTTTTCCGCGGAGATTGGCGATAGCGTATTCCACCCAATCCTTGTCCCATCCGTCATTCGCCGCCTTCTTTTCCAGTTCCTGCGCGGTCATCAGCTTGCGGATGAAGAAATAAGGGGCGTCCTGCGGGTCCATCGTCCAGTTAGGAAAGATCACGTCACCATCCGGCGAAAGCGATTCAATCATTGGCTCGTCAATCGACTCAACGGCAATCGGCATTTCAGCCTCGCCATTTTTCCTGAGCTGGTGAATCGCCTTCTTGGCGCGGCCTTGTTTCACGCCGAACTGCATCATCAGCCATTCAATGAGCACGTCGTCATCTTCGCCGCCAACGATCATCGCCGCCACTTCCTCGCCGACTTCGGGAATCGCTCGGATTTCATCCATCGTCATGATTTGCAGTCGTGACCGCTTTTCTCGACGCCAGCCGATATACGTCGTCATGATCCCTTTCTCAATCAGATGATTCGCGCCCAGCCGCATCTGGCTCTTGAAGTTCCGGATGTAGGTGGATTGCATCCATTTTAGGAACGTGGAAACCGTGGCCGATTGCGGTGCTGTCGCTGCCGATGTCGGCAAGGCCCGAACGTGGGAGCGGACCATGGCCTGCATGAGTAGGGAAAGATAGGTGTCCAACCGTTCTCCGACGACGTTCGACTCGTTGTCTGAAGCGCCTACCCACGGGAATGCGTTTGCTCCGCCCTTCCGCATGTCCCACGTTTTGCCTTCCCATAGATTATGCCGATCATCATAGGAAATGGCGCAACTTTGGAAAAACGAATCGTTGTCACTCAGCGCGGACGCGTAGCCTTTCGCCAGAATATCAAGATCCGGCTGCGGCGATGCGTAAATCATGGAGTCATCTTCGATTTCGTTCATGGCACGTAGGTGTAGTTTTCTCCATCAGCATCCTTGCGGACGGTAATCATCTTTTTCAGCATCTTGTCGCGATTGCGGCCGATATTCACGGCGATCTTGGTGCCGTTCAAATCAGCGTAGGCCATGCGCTTGTTTCGGCATGGGCGGGTTACGCGGACGGTGAGGGTTTCGGGTGAATCCTTGAAGATTTCCCTCACTGCATCCGCTAGTTCTCCGGTTGGAGGGGAAAGCTTTAATGCTATCAGTTCCGCAGCTTCCTCCGTCCAATAGATCGCCCGCCCCTCGCTCCAAAAATCCGAGCCTTCCGTAAGGTGTTTTTCCCGCAAAACCTTCACCTCTCCCGGCGTCAGCTTGTGGGTGGTCGCGAAGTCGCTTTGTCTGATTTTGGTCGCTGTCATGGCTTGATTGGTTAGTATCCTTTTCCCCCTCCGGTTACGAGCATGTTTTTTTGGTCAACGTGGTCAATGTCGGCAATCGCGGCATATCTGAGAACGTCGATCGGATCTTTCCACGCTTCCTTTAGTCCGCCGTCGCCGGTGTATTCGGAAATCGCCTTGATGATGTTCTCGCAATCGCTGGAAATATAGAAGTGCGGGCGGTTGATGGAATCCATCGGTTTGGACGAATCCCACGCCATTTTTGAAATGAGGGCTTGCAGTCCATCCTCGATTTCAAGGCCTGGAGCTGGCAGGCAGATAATCCCCTGCTCGGCAAGATCCTCCATGATGGACGATGATCCATCGGAGCCTTGATACTTCGCCGCACCTAGCCGGGGGTCAATCAGCCGCTCGAAAATCTCTTCCTTGTCCTTCCCCCATTCGTCCGCGCCCTCAACCTCGTTGATGATATCGACGTAATCCTTGATTCCAAACCCCTGCCCTTTCGCTCCCTCGCCGGGAACCCACTTGCCGGATTTCCATTCCGCCCAATCACCAACGTCCACGCCGGGATATTCGCGGTAAACCCATAACGTGCCGGATTCATCGACGGCAATCCAGCACATGAACCAATTCTTAGCGCCTGCCGGATCGATGATGTGATAGCGGGTGATGTTCGTTTTCGGAATCGACTCGGGAGAGACGACGTTCACAGCGACATTGAAGCGCGGGAACTTGGTCGCGTGGGATTTCATCGGCACGCCATAGGCGCGGATCATGATGAATTCCCGCGTCTTGCCTTGCAGGTCGCGCCTGATCCGCTCGTATCCGCCAAATGGATTGTCCTGCGAGTGGAAGTAGTGAACCGATGCGTTGACCTTCTTTGAGCGTTGGACGTAAGGAACCATCTCGCCGCCTAGCAGTTCGGCGGGGCGGCTTTCAAGTGTTGTCGCGCCGTCGAGATATTCCTTGATGACTTCGGTGTAGCCGTCAATCGGCGTGAACGTCACCAGCATCTTGGCTTCTCGGGTGGCGAGCCGGAAGCGGATCGTCTGGATGAGTTCCGGACCGGATAGATACTCATCCAGCCATACGCCGACATTGTGCCACTGCGGCGACTTGCTGCCAAGCTCCGCGCCTTCCAGAATCGTCGGATTGTTGGAGTATTGAGAATAGGTCTTAAAGATGATCTGCGAGCCGTTCGGCAGGATCAGGCTGGAATCCGTGAAGCCGTTCTTTTTCGTATAACTGATGTAGGCCGCTGCCGTGGTTTGCTTGGTCCGCAACTCGGCCGGCAACGCTTCCCACACGGCGGATTGCTGCTGTCGGATCGATACTTCCGAAGTCTGCGCGAAGCAGAAGATTTCCGCTTCCGGGTTCTCGGTCGCCGCCTTGACGACGCAATAAGCGCCCCATCTCGTCTTGCCTGAGCGGTTGCCGCCTAGTGCCAGGATCTCGTCAACCTCGGCAAGCTGTTTCTCCGCCATCTCCCAATGCGGAAGCCGGAATCCGTAGCGGTAAGGATCGATTTGCGCGTTCTCAATCGCCTCATGATAGATCCGGTGGAACTCAACAATTTCCTCCGGCTCCATCACGGCGATTTCCTCGTCGGATGGCGGCGTCAGGATCTGATGGGAGCGCCATTTCATTCGCTGATGATTTCCGCTTCGATGGCTTGGGTTCTGGCCTTCTCGGCAATGCGGGCGCGGACTTCCTCGCGGAACTTCATCGCGTCATCAATCGAAGCCCCCTTCCTGTATTCCACCACCACTCCCGCCATTCCGGAAAGCGCCATGGACTTGTCGGTCATGATCGCGACCGTTAGGGCGAGCTTGTCCGGGGAAATCGCTTGCAACTGATCCGGGTCATCCAACAGTTGATCCGCTTTCTGTAAAAGGATGTTTTTGAACTCCTCGGCAACCATCGCATACTCGCGGGAAAACTCCTTCTTCTTCGTTTCCAGCGTGTCCTTGTGCCTCCATGCAAGGCGGCGGATCACGTCGCGCTTGGTGCCCAGGTCCCTGCAAATCTGATGATCCGAAACTCCCTGCGCCTTCCGCCATAGGATCTTAGCCGCAAGTTGGGGATTCTGCCGCTCGATGCAATGCGCGTCGAAATTCTCCTCGGCACGGATGCGAACCTCGTTCACCCAGTCTTGCGGGGTTTCGTCCGGGTCGGGCGCTGACAGTGCGGTTTGAGACATGTTATTGATTTGGCTGAACCACTGGCTTCCCATCCGGCCCCAAAGTCGGCAATCCGTTCGGCATCAGGTTCAGCTTGGCGTGGGTGTAAACGAACGGCAGTGGCAAGTGGGTGTCGCCGGTCATCTTGGTTGCGCTGGAAGTCCGGTCGATGCGGAACGTCCGATAGACATTATCCTCATACCCGATCTTGTCGGCTTGGAAAAGCGGATTCACGTCCTTCATCGAAGGAGTCATCACGCCGAAAAGCGTATTGACGAAATTCTTGTATTCGCTCGCCTGCGCGGCTCCGTATTTTTCCACGAAATACGCGTCTGTATTCTTGTCGGCCCGGTGAAGTTCCATGACGTTTTTCACGTCGTTGAAAAGCTTCTCGCGGTTGCCATCATAGAGCGCCTTGCCGCGTTTGCTGGCGAGTCTCGTTTCGATGTTATTGAAGAGCTTGGAAACGTTTAGAAGCCCGTAGCTGATCGGGCCGTTTTTAGCCACCAACCACGAAACCGGAACCACGTCACGGATCGTTGGGGCGAGCGATTCGTATTTCTTCCGCTTGCCGATGGTCTTCAGCGCGGCGTGGTAAAGCACTGAAAAGCGATGACCGGCGAACTCTCTAACGGGCTTACCATCCTCTCCCGTCACCGGGTTTCCGAGCGAATCAGTTTTCTGTGATGGGCGGATCGCATCATTGATATTCCGCATCATCCGGATCTGGTCGGGATTGTAGATCCCCTTCTTCTCGATGGCGGCGATGACATCTTCGGAAAAGTGGTTGCCTGCAATCTCGCCAGAGTCCGTGATGTGAACGGCCGCCGGATCGAGTGCGTTTGAATTCTTGTCAGCCAGGATCTCCGCAACTTCGCGGCCCGCCTCGGTCCTCGCTTTGTCCTTTTCGCGGGATAGCAGGACTGGCTTGCCGTCCTTGCCTTTCTTGTTGCGCTGCCGTCCGTCCGGGCCTGCTTCGCGCTCGAAAACCGTCACGCCGATTTTATCGAGAACCGCCGGAGTGTCCTCGCTAACAGCCAGCTTTGCGCCACCCTCGTCATTCCGCCCCTTGCCGTCGCCCATCGGGTGAAACCGCCCTTGTGATCGACTGGAAGAATTGCGGAGCATCTGGCGGGTCATCGCCCGGATTTGCGGGGACTCACGGATTCCATCCGCCAGCAACCCG